TTTATTTGTAGAAAATGCCTAACTGACCGTTGGTTGGTCTGATGCGATTTGTTGCCTACCTTTGTGCCATGATTGGAAACGACGTGAATAGCTTGAACAGTCCAACTACTTGTTGACTGGTCTACTACTCTTGCATCTCTTTAAGAGACCGCGAGCACACACGTGCGATACCTTATTATTACCAACTAACAAACAGACTATGGCAGGAAGAGCAAAGAAGGAAGCCGCCCCGGATACGAAAGCGGCAATTACCAAGGGACAAGCGACGGGCAAAGCCCCAGCCCCCAAAGACGATTTGAAAAAGTGCAAAGAACTTTATGAAGTCGTGCAGACGCGCGGCTGTAAAGGCGCTACGTTGTCTACCGTCGAGGAGTGCGTAGATTACGTAGCCGAGTACATGAACTTCTGCGCGCGTAACCCGTTCATTACGTATGAAGTCCTAAAGGGCGGAAACGCAGCAGGTCAGAAAGTACCTATAGAAAAGAAACGCGCGCCATCGCTTGGCGGCTTCTGCCTTTTCATCGGGTGGACTTTGCAAGCGTTCAAGAAGAATGGCGCACGACTCGAAAAGCTGGCGGACGACGGGAACGAAGACGCGGCTAACCTTTTGACCGGGTACGCCCTCATCGCCGAACTCATCGCGACCGATATGGACGAAAGCGCACTTGCTGGTGTGGTTGATGCTAACTACATGGCGAAGCTACGAGGGTTGCGAGACCTTAAGGACGTTACAAGCAACGGCAAGGAAGCAGGCACGAAGGCTATGCAGGTTAACGTACTATCCGAGGATGCGGTTAAGAACCTGCAGAAGTTAGGAGGCATCTAAAGCATGAACGTTACATTTACTTTTGAAAAGATATTGGCGGCTTTCGTAGACCCGAAGATACGCGGAGTAGCCTCTAAAGGCGGTACACGTAGCGGAAAGACATGGGCAACTCTACAGATGCTGCACATACTGGCGTTGAACAACCCGCAACCGCTCGTTATCTCGTGTGTGGCAGCTACGTTCCCCATGGTAAAACGTGGTATGCTCCGTGACTTTAAAGCGATGGTAGCAGCCGAGGGGTATTGGGACGAGAACCGTTTCAACAAAACGGAAAGTACGTACGAATACCCGAACGGCACGATAATAGAGTTCTTCTCGTGCGATAACGCTGGAAAGGTGCACGGCCCCGCACGTGATATACTTTTCGTCAACGAGGCGCAAAGCATACCCCGGGAAATCTTTAGGCAGCTTGACATCCGTACCCGTAAAAAGGTTATCATTGACTACAACCCCGTACGGAAGTTCTGGGGCGAAACAGAGTTCGTAGGTGACAGATACGCCACGATACATTCAACGTACAAGGATAACCCGTACTTGACCCCCGAACAAGTGGCAGCCATCGAGAAGAACAAGGACGATGCCAACTGGTGGCGTGTGTACGGCGAAGGCTTGACGGGTGGTGTAGAGGGTAACGTTTACCCCGAATATGAAGTTATTGACGATATGCCGGAAACCTACACGGGTAGATGCCTGGGACTTGACTTCGGTTTCGTGAATGACCCTACCGCAATAGTCGATATACGCATGGAGGGCTGGGACTTATACGTAGACTTGCTTTGCTATGAACAGGGCTTGCTTAACAGCCATATAGCGGACTACTTGAACGCGAACGCGCTGAACCGCGTGATAACGGTGTGCGACAGTGCGGAGCAAAAGAGCATCGTGGAGCTACAGCAGAAGCGTATCAAAGCGATACCGTGTGTCAAGGGGCGCGGCTCTGTTGCCGCTGGCATTGCGCAGGTGAAGCAATTCAAGTTGCACGTAACAAAGCGCTCGGTCAAGCTACTTGATGAGCTGGATAACTACAAATGGATTAAGGACGAAGTATCGGACACATACACCAACGAGGCTATAGACGCGTGGAACCACGCACTCGACGCGCTCCGTTACGGCGTGGATTTCTTGATACCGTAAATACCGCCCTAAATAGCATTTGCTTGCCCTCTACGGGCTTCCCCCCCCCAATAGTGGGTAACTACTAACCGCGACAAAGAAAGTCGCTTAAAACGCTTTAAAATGAAGAATTTACTTTTTAGATTATCTTTCAAAATTGCTAATATCCGTAATGGAGCGGCAATGCTCCGTATCGCGAACATGCCAGCAGATGGCACGGTACGTATGACACGGGACGAGGAACGCTTGCTTAAAGACATGATTAAGTACCTTAAGCCTTCCCAGGTAGCAACGCGTAACGGCAAAGCGGTGTACCGCCTTAAGGATATCGAGGAGATAGGCTTATGGGCTATCCTTGAAACTCGAAGAGCCGAGGACGCGTTAGAACGCATCAAGGCATGGACTGATGATAACTACGAACCCGTTACCGTCGTCGATGCCGTGAAGCTTGACAAGTTCATAGTTAAACAGTTGGAAATAGCAGACGGCCTCGAGCAGGTGATTTTTCAAAACATGCACGGCAAAGGCGGTGAAAGCGCGTTGACCGGGGACGAGAATATCAAGCAGGCAAAAAACCTTCTCGGACTTGTGCAGGTAACTGCTGAGCTTTTCCACTGTAGCTTTGACGAAGCTAAACAAATCAACTACTCGGATGCTATGCTGGCTATCGCCAAACGTAACGACGAGATAGAGAAAGAGAAACGTGAATTAAAGAAACAACAATCTAAAAACCGTTAACATATGACCTTTGAAACAATTTACAATACCGCGAATACACGTGCGGCGGCTTTAGGGCTTCCGCTGGTGTTCGGAGATACAGCCGTACAGAACGTAGCGGCAAACAGTTTATCGGTGGACTTCTTCACCCTGGATATAACAACGGGCTATTATACCGATGTGAACGTGCCGCGTAGTAATGGCTATACTATCGTAATACGCTGTATGGGTACGTCCGAGTATATGCGCGATGATGCCGTAGAGATTGCGACGCTGATACGCACCGACCAGCTTTTGCAGGAGATGTTAGCACCGTTCGTGTGTGGCTACGAGGTTGGCTCTATTCGCTTGTCGAAAGTGCAGAACCAATACGATAGTATAAAATCGGGATGGGAGGCCGTTTTGGATGTATACAAATTCGGTTAACAGACTTAATGCAGCTTGTTTCGTAGTGATTTACTACGTACTTTTGTGCGTCGTTAACTAACGAACGACACATGAAATTATGAAGATTATCAGAAACAAGTTTATCCCCTTTAAGGGCTTCAAAGCGATTAACCTCTTTGGCGTGTTGTTCGTTCGCGGCAATGCCTATATAGGTGAAAAGACAATAAGGCACGAAAGCATTCACACCAAACAGATGCACGAAATGCTTTATGTGCCTTTTTACGTTTGGTATGGTATTGAGTGGGTGATACGTTACTTTGCGTGGAGCTTTGAGAAAAAGCCGTGCGACCCGAACGACAAGCCTTATGATAGAATGGGATTCGAGAAAGAGGCGTACGCCAATGACCACGATACCGAATACCTAAAAAACCGTAAGCCGTACGCCTGGTTTAAATACTTGTAAGCATGAACAGCGAAGTAGTACAGGCGGTTAAAAAGATTCGTGATGAGATTGTAGCCAACTACTACGCTATGAAGCTGAACGCCTCCGGTAACTTCGATAAGCAAACACAAGTCGAGGAATACCCCGGTGGCGTTCGTATCGTAGCCCCGGCATACATCTATCAGATGGAAGACGGACGTAGACCCGGTACGATGCCGCCAATCTCTGCCATCAAGCAATGGATAAAAGACAAGAACGCGAACGCCGGCACGGACATACCCGAAGAAGCCGCCTACGCGATTGCCTATGTGATTAAAAGGGACGGCATCAAAGTACCTAACGAATACAACGCTGGCGGTGTAGCAAGTAAGATACTAACCCCCGAACTCATCAAGCGCGTAACGGTGGAAGTTAACCGTATTATCAGCGCGGAGATATTAACAATTTTAAAGAAATAGCACAATGATAGTACGAAATTTAATAACGAACGAAACAGTAACGGCGGCGCAGACGCTTTACGTACGTTCTATATCGCCCGGCATATACCGCCCTATACGGTTTGAACAAACAAGTGCGGTTACTTCCATCTTTTTACGGTATTCCCGTAACGGGGCGGGCGTGGCGGACGCTAAAATTGTACCCTACGAAAACTCCGTAGTTGACCTTAGCACGTTGGCGGCTCTCTATCCGTCTGTGACCGAAGCCACTATGAACGCAACCGGGGGCGGGGGCTTCGCTGATGTGGTGGCGGTCAACTATGTGGAAGGCGGGGTGAGTAAAGCATTAAATCTTAGAGTTATTAACGTGGCATCCAAGAACGCAAAGTTTTCCGACGAGGCGTATTCCAGGGGCCTATCAGATTATGCAAACGGGAAGTTTAATATCGTAGACTTTTCCATCTCTAAAGCATCCCCCCTAACGGGGGTACACTTCGCCAATAAGATTATATACGGGCAGGCGAGCGTTAGCAATACTTTGAGGGCACGGCCTATTGGTGGTGGGACGCTTTCAACGGTAAACAACGGAGCCTCTTTCGGGGCAGGCAACCAGGAGATTGTAAATAGTGGAGGCAGCACGTGGGGCCTCATTCAGTACGAACGTAAATACCCGTATTGCCCCGACCCTAAAAAGCGCGTTACCCTCCGTTGGCTTAACTCACACGGTTTGTTTGATTCGATGTACTTTGACCAATATCGTATAACGCCCAACTACCTAATGAACTATTCGGGCGGCAATCGGATATTGTCGTATGAAGTAACAGTAGGCACGACGGTAACGGCTGATAACGAAAAGGCACTTTTGCAGTTGTCTCGCACAACGGACGTTGCCGGGGTATTCCCGATAGATACCACACAGTGGGCACGTGTTACGATAATGAACCCTACAGCGTTTAACGCACAAGGCGGTGCACTGGGTAGGTCGGTCAACTTTAAATGCAAGTTTGAAATATTAGAACCTTAGACAAATGGAAGTACAGATAAGAATAAACGGTGTGTTGTTGGATGGCGTAGCTCCCGGGGCGGTTAAGCTAACCATCAACAACCCCGACCCTATTAAGTTTTCCGAGCGCACCGTAAGCTACTCGGGAAGCATCACCGTGCCCCGGTCACAAGTTAATGACCGGGTGCTAAAGTCCGAACGCTTCCCCGGTTACTATACGCGGACTTCCCCGTATGTAGCCGAGATTTCGTTTTCTGGGCTTGATGTTCCGTTCGGTGGCGGCTTGTTCCGTGCCCGTGTGTCGGCTAACCCCGACAGCTATACGATTGAGCTTATCGAAACGGTATCGAAGCTTTCGACCCTCCGCGCCCCGGTAGTCAATATACCTACATTTGAAACGCCAGCGTACCAGTTTTCGACGTACGTGGATAGTCTTAACTACGCGTACCCTACCCCGGTAATTATGCCCAATCTATACGCGTTTAACGGGACGACACCCGTAGAACTCGCATACGTGGCAGACCGAGAAACGAAAACAGCAGGCGATTACAAGGACGCGGAAAGCCAGTTGGTCTTTAAGGGCGCGCATGACGGGCTTAAGGGTTCGGTGTATCCCACCAGCTACATGATAGCCGAGAATAACGACGTAGCGACGTGCTTCACGTACATGGTAGGCTCTACGTTCGACCTTGAATTCACTTCCGATTCGTTCGTCATCCTACCACCTTCAGCCCCGGCAACTGTTTACCTACGTAGTAACGGTGGTACGTTCGCTTTGCCTTTTGCGCGCGGAACGGTACGCCCGGATGGTAATTACCCGTACTACCCGGTAAGCCCCGGTTCGACGTCATGTATAATAACACCGAGACCAGCGCGAGACTTGAACTTCGGTTTTACAACCTCTTCGAGTTCTACGGTTTACTCGGGTACGCCCATTACTTCCGTACCTACTACCGAAGCGTATTATATTTCGTTCCGTATTAGGGCGGTTGGGTCTCCAGCATATGCCTGGGACTTAGTGTCAACGATGGGACTGAACACCCCGTTCGATATTGTGCAGGCGTTTTGCAAAGCGTTTTGCTGGACTTATGAGTTTCAGTCCTCACCGTTTTTGCTAACACTAAAGCCGTTCATAAACCCGTCTACCTCGTCTACGTATAGAATTAACTGGACGGGGAAAATAGACCCCACCAGCGTCAAGGTGTCCGAAGCGGAAGGGGCGGCACGAACATACGCCGTAAAGGTAGGAGAGTTAACGCAAACCGTTGGCGGCTACGGAGGTGCAATATCCACGCAGGAGACCGCTGGAGAAAGTAACTTCCCCGTAAACCCGGGCGCGCCTCGCCCCTACGCCTCTATGATAAGGCCAAGCGGTGCGAGTTGGATACCCGATAACTATTTCAACCGTGCAAGCGGTTACCGTGCTACGATAGCAGGGCATTATGAAAGGTTCTCCCCGGGGTGGCAGGTGACAGCGAAGATGAGATTAACATATTTTGACATAAAAAATATGAAGTCGGACGGGTTGTATTACATAGACGAGTTGGGCGCTTGGTTCTACCTTAGAACTATCAGCAACTGGGACGCGTCAACGGGCACGGCTGACGTTACATTAATAGCCGTTAACAATTAAAAAACAAAACATTATGGCTGAACAAGTTACATTGTTAGACCTCTCTTTCGATACTTCCGAAGCGCTCGACGGGCTGGACGCGTTAATAGCAAAATCTCTTGAACTGGCAGAGACAAAGAAGTCTTTGCAAAACGCGTTGAAAGACGAAAAGAAGCAACTGGACGAGGCAGGAAAGGCTTTCAAGTCCGGCAGCTTGTCGCAGGACGAATATAAGAAAGCCGTTTCCGAAGCGACGAAAGTCCAGGTAGACCTAACGAAACGGTTGGCAGATACCAATAAGTCCATTGCTGACAATAACTCGGCTATCAAGGTAAACACTACGCTGTTAAAGAGCCAGGAAGACAGCGTAGACGCTTTACGCGCACGGTTGGCGAAGAACACCAAGGAACTGAACGCTATGAGCGCGGCAACACGTAACAATACGGACGAGGGCAAAGCGCTTGTTACCGAGACCAAAGAGATTTCCGACAGGCTTAAGGAGATGGAAAAGGCCGTAGGCGATAACCGCAGAAACGTAGGTAACTACGCGGAAAGCGTACAAGAAGCGTTAAGCAATACAAAGGGACTTTCGGGCGCTACTGGTTCGCTGGTGTCCTCTCTGAATATCGGAACACAAGGTTTCAAGGCGTTTAATGCGGTAATCAAGGCTAACCCGTTGTTAGCTATCATATCGCTTGTTCTTCTGCTCGCATCTACTATCGAGAAGCTTGTAAAACGTAACAGCGAGGCGGCAGCAGCGCTTAAGGCAGCGTTCGCACCGTTTGAAGTCATATTCTCGCGAATACTTGACGGGGTAACTGACATGCTGACAGGCATAGCAGAGGCGTTCACCTGGGTAAGCGACAAGGTTGTAGCGCTTCTTTCGTCTATCGGGCTGATAACCGAGGAAACGACGAAGGCAGCAAACGCAGCTAAAGCCCTATCCCAGCAAGAACTGGCGATATACGAGGCGGAAACAAAGAACCTTGTTACCGTTTCGGCAATGCGTAGAGAGCTGGAAGCACAAAAGACGCTTGTAGGAGACCAGCTAAAAAGCATGAACGAACGGAACGCAGCTGCGCAACGGGGTATTGCCATCCTTAAGCAGATGGAAGCCGCGGAAGTCGGTGTGTTGAAGCAAAAGTACGAGCAGATAAAGGCGCAAAACGAACTCGGATACACATCCAAAGAGGATAGAAGGGCGGAAATGCAAGCGCTCGCAGACCTCCAAAGCAAGCAAGCCGAATACATCGCACAGCGTAAAGAACTGGAAAACCAGGCAAGCGGATTGGTAGCCCAGCAGAACGCAAAGAACGCAGCGGCCTTTAAGGCCAGCGAGGAGAAGAAAGCGGCGGCGGCTATCAAGGCAGCGCAGGATGCGGAAAAAGCGAAGCGAGAATTGCAGGAGCAGACTATCAGACAATTCGAGGAAGCGCGCACCAAGTTAGAACTATCTTTGCAGGAAAAGGAAATAGCTAATGATAGTATATCGTTAAAACTTGAAAACGAAAAGGCATATGTCGAAGAAAGTCTAAAGCTTGAACGCTACAGGCTGGAGCAGGGTTTAATATCGCAGCAGGAATTTGCCAACAGGGAACAAGCGTTTCGGTTAGGTGTGTTACAACTGGAACAGCAGATGAAAGAAGAACAAGACCGTGCCGAAAAAGAAAGGAAAGCACTCGACGAGGCTAACCTACGCGAATTGCAGATGGCTAACATAACGAACGAATACGAGTTAAGGCAAGCCGCATTAGACGCCCAATACGCCCAGGAAATCGCAGCAGCCGAGAAGATAGGGGCGGACACAGCCCTCATCCAATCGAAGTACGAGAAAGCCAAAGAGGATAACACGAGGGCACGCGTCAACGCCGAGTTGACTATGACAGCAGGGCTGGCAGGTCAGATGTCTACCTTGTTAGGCGAGGAGAGTGCAATTGGTAAGGCATTCGGTGTGGTTCAAGCAACCATTAACACTTATATCGGTGCTACTAAAGCACTGGCGCAAGGTGGTATACTCGGTATCGCACAAGCCGCGATAGTTATTGCTTTCGGTATGAAACAAGTTGCGAATATTGCAAAGCAGAAAGAACCCGAAACGAAGGTAAGCAGCGTTAAGAAGTATGCAAAAGGCGGTCAGATATTCGGCAAGTCTCACGCACAAGGCGGTGTAACATTCCGGGGTGATAACGGGCAAGTGTTCGAAGCCGAGGGAGGCGAAAACGTTTATATCATGAAGAAGTCAGCCAGCGCAGAGATTAATGCTCTGTCTGCTGTTAACGAGGCACACGGGGGTAACTCTTTCGGTACATCCGGGCTTTACAAGTTTGCTGACGGGGGCATGGCTGCAAGCATCTCCGAAGCAAACCGAATGGTTAGGCAGTCCGATAACGTGCGCCTATCAAGCGAAAGCATTAACCAACTCGCCGGGGTAGTTATCGACGCAGTTATGAGCATGCCTAACCCCGTTGTATCGGTGCAAGACATCAACAGCGGACAAAACGACGTGTCGGTAGTCCAGGGCTTGGCAACATTTTAAACCATTAACTCATACAGGGATGGCAGTTTACCATATACTGCCTATCTTTGCATGAGTTACAACAAAGACAAATTATATGAAATTTAGAAAACTTAGAATTATCCAAGCCGGGGTGACCACCAATTTCGGAGTACACGAAGGCAAGGAATTTCCGTTAGTCATTACGGAGACAGCGGTTCAAAGCGTTGTAACGCTCGGCAACCTAAAGCCTATCCACTGCAGACGCACCCACAACGGGGCGGATATGCTGGACGGGTATCTGGGAAAATTCACTAACTTCGTCTACGAAGACGGTGTAGCCTATGCCGATTTGGAATTATCCGAAGCCTTACAAGCCGCCTACCCATCGGAGGCAAAATTCATCTCCGAGATGATAAAGAACGAACCCGATATGTTGGGCGTTTCGGTGGTAGGCATCAACAATCAGACATTAAACGGTGATGTGCTGGACGTTACCGAATTTTTTGAGTTATACTCATGCGATTTGGTCGGCCTACCAGCAGCCACCACAAGCTTATTTAATAATCAAAACGAAAAGAAGATGAACAAATTTTTTAGTTCTTTCGCAGAGCTATTTAAAAAGTCGAGTTTTGCAACCGAGACGGTTGAGACCGTAGACGGTGCAAGTATCACTATTGAAGCGGCAGGCGAAGTAATGGCTATCGGCGACAAGGTTTTCGATAGCGAAGGCAACGTTCACCCGGACGGCAAAGTAGAAGTGCAGGTTGAGGACGGTGTATTGGTTATCACCATTGCAAACGGTGTTATCGAAAGCGTAGAAGCCAAGGTAGAAGAGGAAGTAGAAGACAGCGAAGTCGAAATTGAAACCCCGGTTACCGCTGATGTTCCCGAAGAGTTTGCAAAACGTATGGCAGCTTTGGAAACCTCGGTTACTGAACTTACCGCAACACTGGAGGCTATGACGGCTCAATTTAACAGAGCGACAGCGAAACCAGGTGTGCCGCCGGTTAACATGCCAAAGAAGAAAGAAACAAAATTATCGAAAGAGGCTGTAGCAGAAGCAGCTAAAAGATTTTACAACAAATAACTAAAAACAAAAGATTATGGCTTTTACATTTACAGACCTTAACAAACTGAACCTCAATGCATTAAACGAGGTTATTTCTTTGACCGTAGGACTTGCCGGTGAAATCGCACAAGGCATTACAGTAATGAACGGTATCCCTAATGGTACACCCGTTGTTTCCCTTACGGCAGCCGACAAGGCATTGCGTAAATCAGCAGGATGCGGAGGCGAATACTTCTACGAAAAAGTAACCGACAAGGTTAAGTATTACACACACGCACCTATCGAATTGCCTATTGAGATTTGCTTGCAAAGCTTGTGGGGTAAGATGGTGGCGAAGGGTATCAACCTTGATGACAACTTCTCTGAAACCGAATTGGCAGGCTTTATCCAGTCCGAGGTATTGAAGGTATTGGAAGCTGATTTGCTTCGTTTGGCTTGGTTAGACGGTAACGTATCGGCGGAAGCAACTGGTTACGGTATATTCACTAACGGCGGTATCATCAAGCAGTACAAGGCTAGCACAATGACCGAAAAGGTATTGGTTCTCGATACAAACGGCGTTCTCGCTGCATTGCGTGGTTGTATCGATGCACAACGCCCCGATACGCTTGACAACTCCGAGTTCTTCGTTACGTCTAACGTTATGCGCTTGTACAAGAACTTGTTGCAGACACGTGATAACAGCGTAGCACAGTCCGACATCGTTGACGGTCGCCCGGTGTATTACTTCGAGGGTTACAAGATTAACGAGCTGAGACACGTTTCTAATGCTGCAACGGTTGATGGTTTGGACACCGCGTTTATCGCGTTCACTCCGAAAGACAATATTCAGATTGCACTGGAAAGCGCTGGTACAGTTATCGCTCCGTTCATCCAGGACGCGAAGAGCCGTAACTACTACTCACAGACTTTGTTCGCGGCTGATGCTATGCTGGTAGCGCCCGAGAAAATGCAGTTGTGGTTGACAGCGAAAGCAGGAGAATAAATAAAATCAATTACTAATTAAAGGGGGTTGGGATATTAACCCAGCCCCTTTTTCATTTTATATAATATGGGAAAAAGTTGTTTAAATAAACTTAGAGGCAACATTACGGTAGGCTGTACGATTCTGCAGGTCGGTGTGAAAAACATCTATCTGATGCACACGGACGGTTTTGCACTGACGACGGACGAGTCTCTCACTGAGGTTTTGACTGCTTCCTTTGCTCCGGGTAACAGTGCTATACTTGTAGAGGGGTACAAGCAAAATATCCAGATTACATCGGCTATCCGAACGATGGACGTTTCGGCAAAATTGGATTTCAGTGTTATGTTTAAATTAGCTGGCAGAGACGTCGCTACTGTTTCACGCGTACGCTCGCTTTTGAGCGGTAAATTCTATGTCCTTGCTGAATATCGAGATGGTACATACTCGTTCATCGGTTTCACCTCGCCTCTGGAATGTTCCGGTATGGACTGGGACAGCAACGCCAATGCCGGGTTTATGACGGTAACGCTGACAGCCCCGGAGGTTTCGGCAGGTAATTACTTAATGGCTGTGGCTGGTGCCGCCGTCGATTCAATCAAAGCAAATGTAGGAGGTTAAAGATATGGCATGTATTACAAAATTGGCAAGCGCAATTGCCTACAATTGCGACAGTGGCGCAACGGGTATAACTAGCGCGGTTATTATCAACAAAGCCGATATTGCGAGTTTCACAGTATCAGGAGTGGGAGATGTATCGGCGCTTACTTTATTGCCGGGCGCCAAAGCGTATAAGATTGACACCGTTAAACGTTCTTTGGTGATGTCTACCGCGTTGAAGGTTAACGATGGCGCACCGAACGCGTTCACCCACACTGCAACCATTACTGATACGAATACCACCACAGCGGGGGCTCGCCTTAATATCATTAGTGCTTTGTCTAATGGTTCGTTCGTTATAATAAGCCGCCGGCCAGGTGGAGCAGATGCCGCTGTAAACGGGTTGTATTATGGCATGTCCGCAACGGCATTCGACCAAAACAGCCATGAAAATGGCGCATGGTCTACGATTACTTTAGAAACGCCGGAAAATGTTATAGGTGAGGACAATTTGCGCGTGAGTGGCACGGACTACAGCGCGCTTTATGAGGCAGCAGTAGGGTAGTAATTAACTAAAAAAGAAAGGAAAAAAATAATATGGCATGTATAGGATTAGTAGGGGTCAACTTGTCGATGCCTTGCGGCGCTCCTAATACTGGCGGTATGGGCAGACCCGTAACGGCAAAGGTTCTAAACGCTTCGAGTATAGCGAGTTTTACGGTTGCTTCCGGGGTGGCTACCATCACACGGGTATCTGGTGGCAGGAGTTATGACTTAACAACTATTAATAATTCGCTCACTGTGTCGGTAGGGCTTAAATCGCAGGATTTAATACCGGGCGCTTATGACGTATCTATTACGTTTAAGAACTTCGGAACCTTACAATCCGAGCTGGGGGATAATACAATGGGGGTGGTAGGCGCATATTCGCGTGCAGAATTTGTTATCGCTGTAGACCACGGCAATGGTGTTTACCGGGTCTACGGTTTGGGCGCTCCGCTGGTTTGTACTGAACTTGTGGGGGATTCCACAGCGAGCGAGTATTTCACATACACGTATGGCGTTGAAGATTGGCAGGTGGGCACGACTATTCACAGCATAACAAAAGCAGATTACGACGCGTTGTCTACACCAGCAGTAGCACCCTAATTAAATCAAAAAGAAAATGGCAGAAGAAAAAACAAATACTACGGGGCAGGGCGAAAGCACTGCACCCGTTGTTGTTGAACCGAAGGTTGCAACATTGCAGGAAAAGTTGGATGCATATTACGCGATGACTGGGTTAAAACTTGACCCTAATTGCCACATGGATATGGAATATTTATCTTTGTGGTATGAAACGAAGTATTTAACTAAAGTGGTTTACAGATGGGCAATGAAGCCCGGGGCGCGTATCGTGCATTACGTTGATGGCATCGTGTATAAGAGCGCGAACATGACAGACGAAATAGCCGAACGGCTTATGACTGAAAACCCGGCTTATGCGGAATGCTTCGTAGAAATCAATAAAGAGGAGGTTTAATTATGATAGGTTACAGACGTTTCGCGCTTGTTGTCGAAAAAGCGCTTAAGTTGTCCGCTAATACGGGCGATAAGATTATTAACTACGGAGATGGCAACTTATATCCGCAGGAGATAGCCGAGCTTATATACGCTTCCAAGACAGCCACGGCCGCGGTTGAGAAAATGACCGAAAACATTATTTGTGAAGGGTTCAAAAACAAGGACTTCGCGGAAATAACAAACGGGAACGGCTGTAACATGGACGATGTTTTAGAGGCTACAGCAAACGATGTCGCACGTTTTAGGGGCTGGGCTTGGATAGTCCAATACGGTTTGACACCCGAAGGCTACAAGCCCCGAAACGTGTACAACGTTCCGTTTGAATATGTGCGTGCCGAGATGAACGACAACTATTTGAAAGACCCGGCCATAAAGAGGTGGCGCGTTTTCAATAACTGGGACAGACAGAACGTAAAGGCAACGAGCAGCGCGCAGAACTCCACAGTATATCCTACTTTTGACCCGGAAAACTTCGCTTCAGAGGTTGAGGAATGCGGCGGTATCGAGAACCATAAAGGGCAGCTATTATATGTGAACCTCGGTACAACGCGCCCGTACCCCCTTAGTACGTTCCACTCGGTACGAAACGAGATGGGTGCGGAAGACAAGAACGGCAAGTATGTTAACCGTACTTTGGGTAGGGGCTTCCACATGTGTAGTATCGTGTCACACGGTGATTTTGAGTCCGAGCAGGCACAACAAGAATTCCGCGATACACTGGCCGATATGATGGGTAGCGAGAACGCCGGCTCCGTGCTTACTGTAAGGGACGAGAACGTAGCCACGGACAAACCGTTTATCAAGGTAGACCAGTTAGGCAGTCCTATAGATAGGGAGCTTTACAAGGCTTATGTGGAACCGTTACGAAAGGATATCGCGATAGCTGCATACAATATACCGTTACCCCTTATTGACAGTTCGCTGATGACCTACTCAAACGCCTCGGGCGAGGTCATAAAGGAGCTGCAAAAGGTCTATCGCAATAGCTTGCAAAAAATACGTCAACGTATTTCGCGTGAATTATACCAAGTGTTCGGGGTTGACCCGTCGGTTACAGAAATTAACAATAAATTCGAGGAAGAAGATGGCATACCCAATAGCGTTGTTTCGCCGGTTGTTTGAAATAGCAACGGACGTTAAGGACAACAAGATAGAAAAGGCGTTCTTTGAGGCAGACCTACTCGATATAATGCCGCAGATTGGCAGCATGTATGAGGTTGTTCCGGCGCAATATATCCCGGACGGGTCTAACTTCGCAGGGCTTGAAAAGGTTATCTGTTACTACGCGTTCGCGCGGTATTTGCAGATAGCAGACCAAAACAGTACGAGCACGGGTATGAAGATTCAGACCTATGGTGGCTCGATAGTCGTTCCAGATACAAGCAAGGTTAAAAGGTTTGAGGCCGAACGGGGCAAAGCAGACCTTTTTATAGAGCCATTGATTTGCCAAATGAAGGCAGACGGGTTTATAAAGACATGTACAGTATTGAACACCCGTATAGGGTTAATCAAGTGATAGAACAATTAGAGACCTATTTCCGCACGTTCTTTGCTGTTACCGTTCTGGCAGTAGTTACGGATATACGGGACTTTATATTTTTAGTGGTCATAGTTACCGCGTTGAACTGGTTAGCCGGCTATTTGGCAGATAGGGCGAAGGGACAGCCCTACAAGCACAAAAAGACCATGCAGGCGGTTAAGGAGTTGTTTTTAACGAATGCAATTTTATTCTTTGTAGCCCTAACGTGTAACATGTTGGAGCCCGGGATAGATTACAAACTTTTAGTAAAGGCGCTCACGGGTATATTCCTTATTATATACGTGCGTAACATAACAAGAAACCTACGGGTAGTGCAGCCGGGAAATGAATTCGTGAAAGTGCTAAACAGCATAGCGAATAGCAAGTATTTCCAGCTTAAGAAAAAGATTAAGGACGGCGAATTTGAAATACCCTTAGAAGAAAAGGAGAAAGAAGATGGCGAACAGCAGTAAGTTAGTACCGTTCATCCTGCAATGGGAGGGCGGTTTCGTTAATGACCCCGACGACCTCGGGGGCGCAACGAACAAAGGTATCACCATAGGCACATTCACCGAATACAAGAAGCGGAAGGGGCAAAAAGCCCCAACCGTTGAAGATTTGAAAAACATATCTGATGCCGAATGGCACGACGTTTTCAAGTCCTTGTATTGGGATAGATGGAAAGCCGATGAGATTAAAAACCAATCGGTGGCAAATATCCTTGTTGATTGGGTTTGGGCTTCAGGGTCGCACGGTATAAAACGCCCACAACGTCTTTTAGGCGTCAAAGCGGATGGTATCGTAGGCAAACAGACCATTGCAGCCCTTAACGCTATGGACGCGGCTACGCTCTTTAAAATGATTAAAGACGATAGGGCAAAGTTCATCGATGAAATATGCAAGGCGAGACCCAAAAACGAGAAGTTCCGTAAAGGTTGGATGAACCGTATTAATGCAATTCGTTATGAATAAATTACAAAAGATAATTATAGGCTTTGCGGCTCTTATTGTGCTATTCGGTGCAATAACCAAGATGGTAGACACCATAAGGAAGCAAAGAGCCGAAATAGGACGTTTGGAACGTAACGTCGAGGCGATGAACGATGCGCAGATAGAGTACAAAACAAAGCTCGGGGATGCGGCGGTGAAGCGTAAAGCCTTAGAGATGTCGCACAAGGAGCTAAAGAAGACGAACGCAGACCTCTATAAAGAGGTGGACGCGCTTAATGTCCGGGTGAAAGATGCGTTATCGGCGACCCGTACCGTCACCAAGACAGTAATAAAGGAGGTTGTGCGTACCGATACGGTAGCCGGCGAGTTGATAGCCGAATACCGGGACGCATGGAATACGATACAAGCAAGGGTTAAACGGGATAGCACGGAATTAAGCTACCAAGGCAGGGACACAATAACGGGTGTTATCACAGTCCGGAAGAAAAGATTCTTGTTTTTCAGATGGGGGGTCAAGGCTATAGAGCACGACATATCAAACAAAAACCCCAAATCAAAGATAGATATAGACATAGCTGTAAAGCTAAAATAATTAGGAAATGGAGGACTGTTAACAGTTCTCCATTTTTTGTTAACATTCTTTAGACACAGCCTGCACAGTAGAAAAGTAGGACTGTGCAGGCCTCTGTGCAGCCATAACTCCTATATATCAACTACTTATCTATAATTGCACAGTAAACACAGTAAAAAGGGGGTAAAACATTATTTTGGAGAAAATACCATTTACCACTATAGAACGAGCTGTAAAAACCACTATATCCTATATTAAAGTTTAGAAAAAAGGGTGTGTGTCTGTGCTGTGCAGGATAAGGCGCTGATAAATAGCACTTTAGCTTGCATCCATTGTTTCTTTACATCTTTTCACTTTTCATTAAGGTTTATTAACACAAAAAGAGATACAACCTATCGTTATTTGCCGTATATTTGCAATGTCAAAAGGAAACAAAGGTTTCCTGGATGGCATGAGGTCACCAAGACATTAAAACGGAAATAAACGATTAAAAAGTAGAATTATGAAATCACTTGAAGAACTTAAGAACAGTATTTATGAGAAAATAAACGAAATCAGAAATTTCGATACTGACGACTCTAAAATCTTTAATGAGGATGAGACATACAACTATGAGGAACTGGACGCCTATCTTGAAAGATACAAGAAAAAGAACTATATGAAAGCCGCTTGCATGAGGATGATTAAAAATTATCTTGACAGAATATATGACGGATGGAAGTTCTACGAGAAGGATTATTTTATTTATGTGAATGACTTTAAAAAATTTGGATAAAAAAGTAGGTTTTCGGTGAACCTTTTAAAACCGAGATTGTTTATCTATTATAAAACGATTAAAAAGTAAAGTTATGAAAACATCAGCGCACATTATTAAGGTAACCCTATTAGGTACTGTCAATTTCCAAGTAAACGTGATAGACCCGATAACCGGGAAGTATTACAATGGCCAATCCAAACGGTTCAAAACGAAGAAGGAGGCAGTTACTTTCGTAGAGCAAAACAACTTGATTATTAAAAAGAGGTAAACGATTAAAAAGTAGAATTATGAAAGCGATTAACTGTATTTTTAGGGAAACGATTAAAGAAGGTAAGTTCGAGATGAAAAGCCATATCCTTGTATTCTTGGATGATAACGGTACGGAACAAAGCGCGCCTTTCACAGAGGTACGTTTCGACGGGCATTTTGACAGCTACCAGTTCGAGGGGGTATCATACAGCTCCATGCAAGACCTTATGGAGGCTATTTTCTTAAATAAGGTTAACAAGTGAACCAACGTATTAGCAAAAGCGTTATATTTGCATCAACAAATTAAAAGATAAAGTTATGGGAGAGCAAAAGTTTATTATCGAGGAAGTGAAAAAGCATTTGCAGGCAAGTGCGAGGAAGAACAAATACCAAGTTATTGACGCAGTGCAGGAAATGCCAACGTTCGAGGGGTTTATATTCTCTTACTATTCTCAAAGGCTGGACGGCGCCCAATTCCCCGTAGATGCTGAAGATATGTATATCAACTGCGACGAGTGGGAGGAGTTCTACAACGAGACGATAGTCAAAGTTGCGCAAGCCATTTTGGAGGACAAACAAATCAAAGAAGCGTAAATTAGTTATTCACCATATAAAAAGAAAAGAAAATGAAAATTACACCGTTAACAATCGATTTTGGCGTTACAAACGCACAGGAAGTGGAATTTGTAAACGAACTTATGAACCATCTATTCGGTAGCGCGCCTCTTAAGGCTATGGCAGCGCCTACAGAAAGCCCCGTAACCAGTACAAGCGTACCGACGTTTAGCGAACCAACGTTTAGCGAACCGACGCAGACCGATGCACCCGTACCAGAAGCAAAGGAGGTGGCAGTAGCTATCGCAGAGGAGGCAATAGCAGACGCTATCGCCGAAGTTAAAAAGGAAATGAAAAAGCCCGTGAAGGTTGAAAAGCAAGTAAAGCCAAAGACCGTAAAAGAAGCCCCACAAGCGACGATTGACCCCAAACCCGTACAAGCTCCCATTGAAGAGGAAAAGGTCCCGGAAAAAGCCCCAAACGAGCCCTTAACGGCAAAGGATATGCAGGCGTTTATGATTGACTTAATGAAGTCCGGGAAAATCACCCGTCCGCAATTAACGGATATTATGTTGGAGTTCGGCGGCGCGTCCCTTATGCGTATCAAGCCGGAGAAGTACGAGCTATTGAAACAACGTATTGAAACCTACAACGATTAAAAGAATGAAAGTACAAGTAGACCACACAAGTAGGGCACACGCCCTACTTTCCCCGAGCAGCTCGCACCGCTGGCTTAACTGCACACCGTCCGCCCGGTTAGAAGAACCGTATGAGAGCACGAGTAGCGCGGCATCAGAAGAGGGAACGGTAGCGCATGAGTTAGCGGAGCACGCCATAGAAAAGTATTTAGCCGGGGAATACCTACCGTTATTGGACGAATTGCCCGTACCCGATGAGATACGCAACAACAAATATTACAGTTCGGAAATGGAACACTACGTAACCGACTACGTTTGCTACGTGTGTGACATATACGAGTTGGAGGAGGGCGCTAAAATGAGTATAGAGCGGAAATTTGACCTAACCACATACGTACCCGAGTGTTTTGGTAGCTGCGATTGTGATATAGTGGGCAACACGGTTCTAAACATCATCGATTTAAAGTACGGGAAGGGCGTACAAGTAGAAGCCAACGGGAACAGCCAATTAATGATGTACGCTATCGGGGTGCTCAACTCCTTAGAGCCATCGCACCGCGCGAAGATTGAAAAGGTACGTATGCACATAGCACAAGTACGGCTAGGCAATTACTCGGTATTCGAGATGTCCGCACGGGACTTGACACACTGGGCGATTCACGTGCTTCGCCCCACTGCCGAAAAGGCATGGGCAGGACAAGGGGAAACCAAAGTAGGCGGCCATTGTAAGTTCTGCAAGTTCAAAGCGCAATGCAGGGCACAGAAAGAGGCTTTAGTTAACGAGTTCGAGACCTACAGGGACACCAAGGCGCTAACGCTTGACGAGATAGGGGACATATTAAGCAAGTCCGATATGTTCACCGACTGGCTGGCATCGGTCAAAACATTTGCAATGCAAGCCGCTACACGGGGCGAAAAGGTCAAGGGGTGGAAGCTTGTAGAGGGGAGGTCAGTACGCGTCATAAACGACCCGGAAACAGCCATAGAACGCCTAAAGGCTGTAGGCTACTCAACCGAGGACGTAACTAACCGCAAACTGAAAGGTATCGGAGACCTGGAACGGCTCGTAGGTAAGAAATCGCTCGCCGCAACACTTGACGGTTTGATAGTCAAGCCAAAAGGGCTCCCCACATTAGCCCCGGAAAGCGATAAGAGGGAAGAATTAAGTCCTACTATCGATGACTTCGGGGAATTAAATTCTTAAAAGAAGTTAACGAAATAACCAACCTATTAGATAAAGCGTTATATTTGCACCATCAAATTAAAAACAAAACGATATGAAAAGTAACAACGGTATTTTAACGGAGAAAGAGATTCAGTTAAGAACAAAGTTTTGGAACAAAAAACAATTCCGCACATGGAGCAAGAAAGAACTTGAAAGAACCTCCACAGACATGCAAAAACTTTTGGTAGCACTAAAGGAATTCAGCATGGACGAGATTAAAGCTATTAGAAATTCAGACGTGTATAGCTTTAGGGCATACGTGTATGGCATTAGGGAATACGGAAAGAACGACCCAAAGTGTATCGTATGTATGGCAAGCCAAAAAGATTTAGACTATGCTATTTCGATAGCACCAAAAACTTTTAAAGTTAAACAAGGCTAACGAAAGAACCAACCTATTGATTTATTTGTTATCTTTGCAACATCAAGTTAAAAACGGAACGCCCGAACCGATTAGAGGGCAAAAACAATAAAAAAGTTATTATGGCAAAAGCAATGATTAAAAACGTGAGATTGAGTTATGTTAGATTGTTTGAAGCGCAACAAGTCAACGGACAAGGAGAAGCAAGTTACAGTGTATGCTTATTGATTCCGAAGGATAGCCCGGAAGTCCCAAAGATTAAGGAAGTTATAGAACAAGAATTTAGGGGGTTGAAAGCCCGTTACCCGAAACTGAACGGTAAAGACCCGAAGGTATGGACTAACCCATTAAGAGATGGTGACGAAGAAAAAGACGGCGCAGAGTATCAAGGTTGCTACTTTATCAACGCAAAGCGTAAGGAGAAGCAAGGCGCGCCTATCGTAATTGACGGTAAGAAACAGTACATCACAGACCCGAACGAGGTTTATAGCGGTTCTTGGGGCAACGTAGCCGTATCATTTTACCCTTATGAGTTTACCGGTAAGTACGGTATCGGCGTAGGTTTGAACGGTGTTCAGAAGACACGAGACGATGAAAGACTTGACGGCGGGACAAGCATTGACGATTTCGATTTTGAAGACGAGAACGACGACCTTTTCAACTAACAATTCAATTAAACAGATTAATAACTGGGCGGTGTAATGCCGCCCAAAAATAAAAAGCAAAAATGGGAAAATACGATTCATACGTAAACGCAGAAGGTGTTAGAATTTCAAAGGTAACGGGAAAACCGTTGAAAAAATATAATAAGGTAAACAAGGCATACTGGGCAGCTCGAGAGGGCAAAGCAGTAGTAGGGGTACAACAGCCCATTGTTGACCCGGACCCCTTGATAGAGGAGCTTAAAAGATATTACAACGAAGAAGAATTAAAGGGTATTATCAGTTTGAAGAAGGACGCGCCGCCCGTCGAACTGGTACACATCACACCGAAGAAAAAGACATCACTCGACGAGGGCAACACCGGGTTTCTTATCGCGTCTGACTGGCACGCCGACGAAGTGGTGAAAGCTTCTACAGTATTGGGCAAAAACGAGTATAACAAAGATATCGCAGAAAAGCGCATCACTAATTTCTTTGCGAATGCTGCCTACATGATAAAGAAAAAGCCAGTAGATAACTTGGTTATCGGTTTAATTGGCGATTTGATAGGCGGATATATCCACCCCGAACTCGAGCAAACAAATAGCATGTCCCCAATGCGCGGAATAAGCTTCGTTAAGAACCTAATTATTTCCGGGCTTAAATATCTTCACGACCAATTGCCGGAACTCGAAAAGATAACCGTTATCGGCATATGCGGAAACCATTCAAGGACTACAAAAAAGATGCAGTTTAGCAACGGTTTCGAGATGAACCATGAATACTTCATGTACAAGGATATTGAGCACACCCTAACACTTATGGGGTTGACTAAATTTAACTTCATTATCCCCGAAAGCGAATTCGCTTATATCGACGTGTACGGAAAGAAAGTGTTGTTTGCGCATGGGCATCAATTCCGAACAGCTGGCGGTATCGGGGGTATTTACCCGTCAATGATGCGCTGGTACGCAAAGATGAACCAAACAATAAAGATCGATAAGGCTTTTATTGGGCATTACCACCAAATGGTATATACTAAAGAAGTTTGTGTTAACGGCTCTTTAAAAGGTTTCGACGCGTTCGCAATGGGACACGGACTGGCATATGAAGAACCGCAACAAACATACGTTATTCTGAATGAAAAGAGAGGATTTATTTTCTACTCGCCTATTTTTGCCGATTAAGTTAAAAGGCTACTAATTGTTAAATAAATGCAATTAGTAGCCTTTCTTCTTGTTTATTAAAAACATTGTCGTACCTTTGCCGTTGTAATAGTAATAACAATTAAAACAATGAATTATGAGACATCTGTTTATTGACTTTGAAACGTATTCCGAAACGGACATTAAAAAAGCTGGTAACTATAAATACTGTGAGGACAAGAATTTCGAGATTCTCCTTTGCGGCTTCATGTGGGACACCGATACGGACGTTACAATACTTGACTTAACAAAGCCCCAAGGACTGGACGAGTTTAACGATTTGTTCCTATATGTACAGAACAACGAGGACGTTGTAATAGTAGCGCACAACGCTACATTTGAACGTATCTGTTTGCGTGAATATGGGTTTGACATAAGCCCTATGCGCTTTTTCTGTACGGCTAATATGTCGTTATATTGCGGTATGCCGGCATCGCTAGAGGCGGTATCTAACATTCTGAACCTTGACGACAAGAAGAAGGGCACGGGCAAAAACCTCATCCGTTACTTTTCTATCCCTTGCAAACCCACCAAAACAAACGGAGGGCGCACACGTAATATGCCGGAACACGCCCCCGAGGACTGGAAAGAGTTCATAGATTACTTGCGATATGATGTGCTATCGGAAAAGGAGATATTCGGTAAGTTGTCCCGGTTTGAATTCCCGGAAGAAGAGCAGCGCATCTATGCAGCAGACCAGCGTATAAACGATTACGGTATATTGGCAGACCTCGAGCTGGCACACGCCGCCCAGGATATGGACGAAGAATATAAAGCGCGTCTTACCGAGAAAGCCAAAAAGGAATTCGGGTTAAGCTCCTTAAAGTCCATGCCACAGCTTAAGGGCTTCATTAAAGAGCGTACAGGCTTGGTTATCGATTCACTCAATAAGAATAACATCGAGGGGGTGATAAAGACCATAACGAGCCTCAAAAACGTTACCGACGAGGATAAGCAAGCAATATTAGACGTTATCGACCTACGTAGGGAGATAGGTAAAACGTCGAACGCCAAGTACACCGCCATGCTGGCGAGCGCTGGGAGAGACAACCGTATTAGGGGCTTGTTCCGTTACTACGGGGCGAACCGTACCGGGCGCTGGGCTGGGCGCCTGGTTCAATTACAGAACTTACCGCAAAACCACATCGAAGACCTTGACGGGGCGCGAGACCTTGCAAAGAT